TCTTGATAGGAAATGGGTTCTTTTTAACCCACAAACTTTCTACAGAATAAACATTAAACAATTTCAATGTTTCAAAGCTAATACCAAAGCTATTCCAATATTCCAAATCTTTATCAGTAAACTTTTTGGGTACAATCTTAATGTCTACAGCTTGTTTTACAGGTTTTACATATTCTTTAAGTATTGGTTTTGCATTAAACTTTTCACCATATAACCCAAAATCAGCTACAATCTTCTTTACTGCTTCAGGGTAACTTAATTTATATAGTTCTTGAACAAAAGCAATTGCAGAAAGATTATCTCCTGTTGCGTGATCCTTAAATCTTAGCTTTCCAGTAGAAGAATAATAAAGACTACAAGAAGGATGTTTATCAGTTCTTAAAGGAGAACAAAATAACCTATCCTTATGACCAATATAATAATAAAGAATATCTGCATCATCCAAACATTCATTTATCATTGTACTGTAATCTACATTCTTATTTACTTTCATAGTACAAAAATAAAAAAGCCCCAGTATTTCTACTGAGGCTTCTTGTTAAAATAAACAATTAATAATCAGCATTAGTGTCTGTAACTACTGCACTTTCAGCATTTACAGGATTCATACCTTCTTGATATTCAGTAAGTTCACCTTTAAAAGTGAAATTCTTAACACCATATTCTCCATAGATATCTTCTACAAACTTAGCTAATTGATACATACTTGTATTACCCATCTTAGCTTTTGTATGCAATCCATCAAAGTTATTCTTAGCATATTGTCTAAAGAACTTCATATAGTGACCACTACAAAAACCTTTTGTTTCAATACGGTTGTATTCTTTAGTTTCAGTATTACCATCATTATCAGTAACTTCTTTAACTCTTACACTAAAATTACACATTACTGTATTTGTACTAAAATCAATAACCAAGCTATTAAGTTCTTTCATGTTACCTGTCCAAAACTTCTTAGTGTCTTCAGGGAACAAACTTGATTCTGTATCAAAAGGATTAATTCCTGTCCAACTTGCCAAGAATTCTAGCAAATTAGCTTCACCTTTATAAGCTTTCTTATAAGCCAAAGGTTGTTTAACTTTACCTGGTGTATTAGTAAAATATTCACTTAAGTTAGCTTCATCATCACAATAAATAGATTTACCGTGTTGATTTACGAACTTATACTTACCTGTTCTACTAATATCTTCAGTTTTATAAAGGGTAAAGTTAATAGGTAGTTTTTCACCACTTTTTACTTCTTTAACCCAAACAGTTACATTTAGCTGATCACAAAAGATACTATCTGTTTCATTGCCATCTTCATCTTTTTGCTTTAATTCTACACCTTCTTTAAAATATTCAAATTCAGGTTTAGCTTCGTAATCTTCATCACGTTCAATACCAAGAATATTATCCAATTCTTCACGACTTGGATTAAAACCTAGTATTTGCACTTCGCCAATACCCACCATCATTTTTCTTTCTTTCGATTCGTTCTTTTTTACTTGCATTTTTATTTAATTTAATTGTTTAACTATAATAATCTTCTAATGATTTAAAAATATAACTAGCATCGTTTGCTATTTCCAATAAATTATTACCTGTTTTATCAGGAAATAATCCTTCAGGTGTTTTAGAACTTGTATCTTCTGCAAATGTTCTTAAAAAGTATTCAGGTTTACCTTCTTTAATTCTCTTATCTGCAAATAATACAACTGTATAATAAGCTTCTACACGACCTTCGTACTGTTTCCCTTGAACTTTAGCTTTTCTTTGCTTATAACCTTGTTCAACTACAGTTTCATCGTGACTTAAAACAATTACATCTTTTTGTACAGCTCTAATCAAATCAAAATACCTTGCTAATTGTTTGTTATAATTGCTATAAACATCAAATCCTTTAAAATTTTGTTGCATTTCATTATGCAACATATCAAAACCCATTGATTGTGAATCTACAATAATATTGGTAATATCAGGATTATTCCCAAAATCTTCAATATTCTTTAAGAACCCAGCCCAACTCTTAGGTCTACCAGTAAATTTAAAATTACCTTTAAATGGTAATGGTTTCTGTTCACTATTTACAAAACCTGTTTTGTCAAAATCAGCTGTCTTGCTTAAGAAACTTTTACCATAACCCGAAGGTCCAACTACCAAAACTTTACCAAAATCTAATCTGTTCATTGTTTATTTATTTGTTACAAATATACTAAATTCTTATTGCTTTTTCTAATGGTATTAATGGTTTTTGTAGGAAATATGTATGGTTAAATATGCTATCATAATCCTTTTGTTGCCAATCTTTTATTTCTGAAGATTTGGGTAATTCCTTAAATAAACCATTTTGACCCATAAATACTGTTCCTATTGATGCACCATCAATACCATAACTATTCTTTAGGATAGCTACACTTCTAAAGTACTTGTGACCATTGATATTACTTCTGAACTTCTCTACATCACCATAGTTCTTATCAGTTGTGTTATATCTAATAGGATCAAATAAACTTAATACTATATCAGAAGCTTCACCTAAATTACCAGTTTCTTTGATGTTATCAAGATGTGGTTCAAAACTGTCCATTTTTTTATACAATGGATTACTTAAATCACGATTTAACTGAGAAACTGCTATACAAGTATATCCTAAATGGTCTCGAAAGTATTGCAAATGTTCTACTAATCTGTCAATTGCTTGTTTCTTAGTAGGGTAATCTTTAATAGGTTTAGTTAAACCAATATGATCTACAATTACAATAACGTGTTCATTTGGGTCATTTGCAACATATTTCTTCTTGAATTCTGTAATGTTTGTTTCTTTACCATTAGCTTCTGAATAACCTTTTACAATTCTGAATATATCATTAGGACTTCTTTGACCTTCGTATATATCTAATGTATTTTGCAGATTAGTAAAATAATCTTCATACATTTCTACATACTTAAATCCATCAGGTGTAAGCTTTTTGTTTCTATACCAACCTAATAAGGTTCCTAAATCTAAATCAACTCCTTGTTCTTGGAATATCTTTAAACACATCCATTTACCAAAACTAAAAACAATACTTCTCTCCATAGAAAAAAGTATTATCTTAAGTTTTACCTTGTTAGTATTAAAGTTATCCTCAAAAGGGTTCATTAGAAATGCAAGATTAGTAAATGCAGATTTACCAGAACCCGGTGAACCTATAACAGAAATCAACATTTTTCTTTTCAATGAGATATAATTATCTAATCTTTGAAAACCTGTTGATAATCCTTCATTCTTACCGTCAATACCTTCTGTAATAGCACTCTTCAGGTTTTCATAATAGTTTGTCATAACTCAAATGTTGTTTTTAGTTCTTCTTTTTCTTCAAAGCTATCATAAGCTGAAGCTAATTGTGATGTATACATTCCCTTACTCTGTTCCTTAAGAATAAAGTATTTAATAGCAGGTGCAAAACTATTCTTTTTACTACAAGTTTCTATGTGCTTGTTAATAACCTTAGTAATTTTAACAACATCTCTGTATTCCGGGTAATATTTCCAAAATCTTTCAAGAAACTGCTTTAGTTCTACTTCTGTAGGTCTAAAATAAATACCACCAAAACCTTGTATTTGTTCTTTACCAACAAACTTTTTCATGGCCTTCTTAAGTTCATCAAGTATATCCCTATAGTTTATACTAAGATTTACTTTTTTATTATCTGTTACAGAATCTATTAAATCTAAACCCTTTTTAGTAACCTTACCTCCAGGAAAGATATAACCATCCATCATTAACTCCAAACTCTTATCAAATGTAGGTTCTTCACCTATTGATAGTAACCATAAATACACAAAACTGTCTACTTTAATAGGCAGTTTCTTAATCTTCTCTGGTGTTAATTTTAGTTCCATCTTTAACTATTTCTATTAGTTTATTTATACAAGCATTTTCTGCTTCTTCATAGGTATCACATTCATGCCACCTAAAATCTTTATTAACCAAACTATCATATGTTTCCATAGATTTGTCCGATGTCATATCATTTTCATCACCCAATTCATCATCCGTAGGAAGTACTAAACTAAATATGTCGTAATCAAAATTCAATCCACCTTTGTACTTACTCCAACTTATTTCATGTATTAGTTTATACTTCTCCCTAAACCATCTAAATGATTGTGAGAATGTTGGTGCATAGATATAACCATCAGAAAGACCACTACCCATAACACCATAATTTGTATAAAAGGTATGATAACCATTTTTACTATATAGGGAAGTATTACCACCAAAATTTGGTCTAATATCAAACCCAAGTTCTTTAAGTTCTAGTGCTTGTTCGTATGGGATAAATTCTTTATTCATAACTGATCTTTTTTAAATATTATTTCATATACAACTCTTATTATAACTGCAATTACAACTACACCTATAATTACATCTAAAATTGAACCATTTTTAAAATAGTTTACTAATTCATTCATAACTGATCTTTTTAAGGTATAAATTCTTTATTCATTTATTTTAATTTTAAAATAAGCTCATTTGCTTAACTTCTTGTAAACTTGTTATGAAATTCTTGTCCTTTTTGTTCTTTTCTACTTTAGCTATGATCTTATAAGCTTTATAAATGTACTGATTGACATCTACGTGATAGTCATCAAATGGCTTATCTTCAAACTTATTGAAATACTGTACATAAATATTACCTAAATCATTTGGTGCTGCTTGATGAACATTCATAGGTTTACCTGTTGTACCAGTACCTCTTTTGAACAATTGCCAACTAGAATTATTAGAATAATAATACCTAACTAATTTCTTTAGTTTGATATTTTCATTCTTATCATTTTGTAATTCTAAATGGTTTTCACCTGTAGCTCTAGACATGATACAGAAATCATAAATGTTCTTGTGGTTCTTAATAAAATCTTCAGGTTTAGTTCCTTTTGTGAAATATTCTTGGAGAGATAATGCTACAACTCTATTGGATTTATTCTTCCAAAGTTCAAACTCAGAGATAAAATCACCTTTTGTTTTAACTTTGTCATCATTGGTTATAGCCATATAATCATTAACCGTAGAATAAATAATCTTTTTGTAATCTTGTCTTTCAAGTATAAAACTTGTTTTGTTTTCCCAATCTTCACAAATCTTCTTAAACTCTTCAAGTTTATCCTTGTGTAGCTTAAGCGTTATACCATCAGTATTGAATGAGAAAACGTGAATACCAGCAAGTTCCATAGACTCGATTAACATTAATAATGCAAACTGACCAGTTAAACAAACACTTACTTGCACCTGTTTATCATACATCCAACTATCCATAGAACCCATTTTACCATAAGCTGAATTCAAGATTAACTTGATAGCACCTACAATACCCGCTATCTTTTTATCTTTCTTAGCTAAAGGTTTAAGTTCTATTCTTTTAAGATACAATTTCTTATAGACATTAAGTAATTCCTTACCAAGATGATAAGGATAATAACTGTTGTTTACAATAATTGCCGGATATAAAGAACCTACATCAAGATCTACTATTTGATAATCTTCATCAGATTGCCAAATTTCAGAAGTATTATCACTATGACCACCGCCTAAACCAATAGTATAACTTGTATTCTTAAATACAAATTCTAACTCATGTTTATCTTGCGGCTTTATGATTTTACTTTTGGTTTCTTTAAGTAGCTTTTGTAGTTGTTCAGTTTGAAATTCTACATATTTAGGTATGCAAAACTTTAGCTTAATCTCTTTCCTAAAGAAACCTTTCTTTGGTAGATCCTTTACATCTTTTCTTATAGCATCAGCATAACTCTTTTTAAGAAGCTCATCACCAATCTTAATATCACTATAGTTAATACAATCTATACCAAATTCATCTTGGATATCAAGTCTTAATTCAAGTTGGTTATTACCTTTGTATATAGGATGATCTGTATCACCTATGACTATCTTAAACAGTTTATAAGTTATAAGAATATCATTTTTCATATATTCTCTAACCTGATCTGTTTCTTCTTCAGTCAAAGATTCTACAGTATGATGTATTGGCATTTCTTCCACTTCTTCGTCAAGCTGAAAAGCGCATTTCTTTAAAGATGATCTCCTTGCTTCGTTGTCTAAACCAAGAATAGTATATACGTCAATTGGTTTAACTTCCATATATTCTTGTCTAAATTCATTAAAAACACCATAATTCTTATCATCAATAACCTTTTGAGCTTGTTGATAAATCAAATCAGCTATTTCTAATCCACTTAAGTTAAACCACTTTTCATAGTTTCTAAGAATATATTCTATTACCTGCGTATCAAAGTCTATCCCGTTGTACCAAACAACCCTATCCCAATTACCCTTACTATAGAACTTAACAAAAGCATACAAATCATTCTTGAACTTGCTTATTTCAAATATTGACCATTTATCATTCTCAAAATCATAAAAGCCAAACATTGAACAACATTTCAAAGTCTCGATGTC